GTTTCCACGTTGCATGCCGCATCGCGGAATTTTTTGCAGTCTTCGGAGAAACGGTTTTCTCCGAATTCCATTTTTACGGCTTGCCGGAATATTTCCGGGTCGCCGAAAATGGAGTTTATATTTTGTTTGCAGGGGCAAACATAAACAGTTTGCCCTGATTTATAAAGTCCGTATGCCGTAAAACGGCTTATCTTTTTGTACATAATTTCCCTCATTTCCGCCCTCTTTGGGCAATAAAAATGCCGGCACTAAAGGCCGGCAGTATGGCTACCCGATTCGAGTAGCCACTGGAAACATGTAAGCTTCCAGCCACGGAGTACCGTCGTCATTGACGGTATCCTCTACTTCCTTCAGCGCCGATTTCTTAGACGGTGCTGAAATTTCCCACCAGCCGTCAGCACGGCCGGTGAAACTATTTACAAAATCAACTCTAAATCTTTTCATGATTTTCCTCATTTCTGCTGCCTTTTGGCAGCTAATTATTGAAAGGGGTCTATTGCCCCTTTCTTTATCTTAACTATATTATACTACGCATTGCGTAATAAGTCAATAGTTATTTTTGATTTTTTCTAGCTTTTCTAAAATTAAACGTTCAGCCCATTCCGTGGGCTTACGCTTTTCGGTTTCCCAATCTACAAGTGTGCGCAGGGGGATTTTAAATATCTCTGCCATCTGTCGTTGGGTAAGTCCGGCAGCGCGCCGGGCTTCTTTTATTTTGTTTTTTTTCTCCTTGTCTCTTAATTTATACATCATGCTATCACCTCATGTAAAATATACTACGCAATGCGTTTGTTGTCAAGCATAAAAAAAATAAGCCCCGAAGGGCTTATTTTATTCAGTCACCGCATCCCGTGCGGCACGGATAATATCCCCGTACCGCCTTTCGTATTCGTCTATATCATCTTGCGATGGGCTGATACCCCCTGCGGGGATATCTGCCCATTCATCAAATGTCGGAATCCCTTGCAGAATTCCCTCTAATTCCATATTTTCCTTATCGGACAATCCGTTATCCCAAAATCTTCTCATGATTTTCTCCTTTTCTGCTGCCGTTTGGCAGCCCCTTTATTGAAAGGGTCTATTGCCCTTTCCTTATCTTAACTATATTATACTACGCATTGCGTCACTTGTCAATAGTTTATGTGCATAAAATATGCGATAAAATACTTGCCCCACAATCACCGCTGGGGGTGTGATATTATGTTATTGTGCTTTTGTGGCGCATGGAGCGGCAGTACTCGCAGCCCACATCGCAGGGGCGCAATCGCGATTACATATATGGGGTGCCGCCGAAATGGCGGGGCGGAATAACAGGGGATCCGGGGGCGTAGGCTCTCGGATCTCTTTATGTTGTATTCGTTTTAATTGGTTTTCATTATCATTTAAAATGGAGATGGACTTGTATACCTATTTGGTACACTTTGGGTCCTTCGCATGGTTGAGCGATTCCACAGGGGTCGGGCGCCCCGCGATATTTTTTTAGATGGGAACTTTTTTTAACGGTTATTGTGAAAAGGGCGTAAATATGAAGATTTCTAAGAATTTGAAACAGCTGACAACTACACAGAGTGAGTTTGGCCGGATGATAGGCGTAACACAGCCCCGTGTAGCGCAGTTGTACAAGTCCGGAATCGTAGAGAAGGACGAGCTCGGGGACGTTTTTGTTATCTCCAGTCTGCAGAACTATTACGCCTATAAATTCAACGGTGATGATACCGAGGAATTATCCTTTAACACAGAAAAAGCGCTCCATGAAAAGGCTAAAAGGGAAATTGACGAAATCAAACTGGCAGAACTGCGGGGCGATGTGCATCGTACGGACGATATCGCTATTATGGTTGGCGGATTATTTACCGTTTTCAAGAAAAACGTTCTCGCGATACCACATAAGATGGCGCCCCTGTTGGAATGCAAGAATGCCGACGATATCAACGAGGCGCTAACGAAAGAGATGGAAGCATCGCTTACGGAGCTGTCACAGTTCGACGTAACTAAGATAGGCACATCCGGAGATGATGACGATGGTTAATACAATACCAAAAAAGACCATAACGCTATTCTCCAGGCTGCTTAAGATGGTAGCGCCTCCTCCGAATATGACTGTAGAACAGTGGGCCGCAGCGTACCGGTACATCCCAGATGAATATGGGGCGCATCCGGGGCGCTGGAGCTCGGACGGGGCGCCTTACCAGAAAGAACCGATGAAGGCATTCACGCAGAAGGGCGTTCACCGCGTAGTCATGATGTGTGCGGCGCAGTTGGGCAAGTCCGAAATAATGTTCAACGTATTGGGGCGGTTCATGCATCTTGACCCGTGCCCTATGCTTCTTGTACAGCCCACACTGGGTGATGCGCAGGACTGGTCCAAGGAACGTTTAGCCCCCACAATAGCGAGAACGCCGGTATTATCCGATTTAGTAGCGGAGTCAAAATCGAGAGATAGCGATAACACGATATTAAAAAAGATATTTCCCGGCGGGTATTTAGCTCTTGTAGGGTCAAATGCCCCATCTGGGCTTGCTAAACGGTCCATACGGGTGCTGTTATTCGACGAAGTAGACAGGTTCGAGAAATCGGCTGGCTCTGAAGGCGACCCCGTTGATTTGGGCATCAAACGTACTTCTAACTTTTGGAATCACATCGTAGGGCTGTTTTCAACGCCATCGGGCGTGAATAGCCGAATATATCGCGAATATATGTTGGGTACACAGGAAGAATGGCTGCATAAGTGCCCTAATTGTGGTGAATGGCACTGGGTAACCCTGAAAGATATGGATTATGATGCCGAAGAAATTAATACCGGGGGCACAAAATCATATGTAGTTAAATCCGTAGTCTGGAGATGTCCGGATTGCGGATTTTCATTTACCGAAAGCCAGATGAAAAACGCCCCACAGCGGTATATTGCTAAGAATCCAAAGATATCAGACCGGAGGTCATTCCACGTGAACGCATTCGCAAGCCCATGGCTCGGATGGCGAACACTGATTAACGAATATCTGACCGCTAAGGAAGACCCCGAAATGATGAAAACATTCGTTAACACCCGTCTGGCTGAGCTCTATACGCCTGAGGACAAGACACAGGACGTGGACGAGCTGATGGCGCGCAGGGAACATTATCCTGCAGAGCTCCCGGATGGTGTTCTAGTACTTACCGCGGCTGTTGATACGCAGGATAACCGGCTTGAATATGAGATTTGCGGCTGGGGGCGCGGCGAAGAGCTATGGGGCATACGCAAGGGCATTATATGGGGCGTGCCGGACCAGCAAAGGACATGGGACCTGCTCGATGAACAGCTCGACGCAGCCTATCACTTTGGAAACGGTTCTGGGCTCAAGGTATCCCGAGTGTTTATCGACCATGGCGGCCATTATTCCGACGCCGTCTATTACTATTGCTTCCATAACCGGTACAAACAGCGATACGCGGTACAGGGGGCGCATGAGTTTGGCGTCCCTGTCATGTATAAGATGGGGAAGGCTAAAGGATGGCCACAACTAGACCTAATCATATTGGGGGTAAATGATGGAAAACAGTATGTATATCAGCGCCTGGGCGGGGTAGAATCACCCGGACCTGGTTACATGCACTTTCCTGACAACGAAGATAAAGGCTACGACAGGGCGTATTTTAACGGCCTGCTGGCCGAAGAACTACAGACTAAGATGGTAAACGGTCAGGTTGTAATGAAATGGGTGAATATCGCTAAAGATAAGCGTAATGAACCTATCGATTTGAAGGTATACAACCTGGCATGCCTTAGATCGCTTAATCCTAACTGGGGCGAATATGAGGCGATAGTAAACGGGACTCCTGCAGATGATGCGGGAAAAGAATCCGCAGAATCGGAGGAAGATTATGGATGTATTAGCAGAGGGGTGGTGGTTTAATGTATGATTTACAGAAAGAAAGATTGGCGAACTACGTAGAAGCTGAACGGAAAGCCCTTGCAGGGCAGGAAGTCCAGACGGGCACGGTCAAAGTACGTCGGGCTGACCTGAAGAACATTGCAAGCGGAATTGATACGATGGTAGCGGCCGGAATCACCACAGATGATACATCCGGAGCGCCCAATGGTGCCAGAGGGCGCCGCATTGTGCTGTCGGATGAGTAGAGGAGGTGTATCGGATGGGTAAAAGAGCTAAAAAACGGGCAAGACAGCCCACAAATATAAAGAAAAATGCGGTTGATATCGCTCGTAAAGTAGTAAATACCGGGTATTCCGAGACTGGCGCTAGCCATTCTAAAGGCAGTATGCAGGCATGGAACCCAATAAGAAGTAGCCCGGCAAGCGATATCGATGCTAATCTTGATACTCTGCGGGGGCGTTCAGCCAGCCTTTATATGGGAACGCCTATCGCAGTAGGGGCTATCCGCACTTCCTGCTCTAATGTTATCGGGGCGGGGCTGCATGTTAGCCCGCGGCCTAAGTATGGGATACTCGGAATCAATGCCGAACAGGCCGCAGTATGGGCCAAAAAGGTAGAAGAAGAATTCGACATGTGGGCATCATCCAAAGATTGTGATTTGTATCGTAAAAATAACTTCTACGATATGCAGGATATCGCTTATCTCGATTATCTTATCGACGGCGACAGTTTTGCGGCATTCCAGTACCGTAAAGCAACGCCGACGATTCCATATGCACTGCGATTACAGCTAATCGAAGGAACGCGGGTATGTAATCCGGATGCGGCTAACATCTACGGCATAGGCCCGCTTAGCGTAGAGGCTCATAATTCCCAGAATGGAAATCGCATCATTGATGGTGTCGAAATCGATGGCGATGGTGCAGTTGTAGCCTATTGGGTATGCAACAGATACCCGTATGATCCGACGGACCTAAGCCGGATACACACGTGGCAACGAGTAGAAGCATTTGGGGCGGAAAGCGGGATGCCTAACATCCTGCAGGTATCACATGACGAACGACCGGAACAGTTGCGCGGCGTTCCTTATCTAGCCCCAGTGCTAGAAATGATTAAGCAGATAGGGCGGTTCGGAGATGCCGAACTTACATCGGCTATTGTAAAGTCGTTCTTTAGCTTATTTATCAAAGAGACATCATCGCACGACATGGACGCCAATCCGCCTCTTACCGAGGCGCTGGATCCGCATGAAAAGAAGAAAGCTGGAATCAAAGCTAATGATTTTCTGCTGGGCCCAGGGACGATGAACGTTCTGCCTACCAATTACGATGTGGTTACTGTAGACCCCCAGAGAAGCTTGTCGACGTTTGAGCCTTTTACGACGATGCTGATTAAGCAGGTGGGGGCGGCTATCGGAATACCGTATGAAGTATTGATGAAGTCATTTAATTCCAGTTATACAGCAAGCCGGGCGGCGCTGTTGCAGGCGTGGTCACAGTTTAAGATGAGGCGTACGTGGTTCTCACGGGATTTATGCCAGCCGGTATACGAAAGATGGCTTGCTGAGGCAATCATGACAGGGCGCATTGACGCGCCGGGGTATTTCGAGGATCCACTGATACGCAAGGCATGGGCTAATACTGAATGGTACGGGCCTGTAATGGGCGTCCTGGACCCTGTGAAGGAAGTACAGGCGGCTAATAACCGTATCGCTCTGGGCGTATCTACACACGAGAAAGAATCGGTTGAAATGACTGGTACGAGCTGGGATGACAATATCGAACGTTTAGCGATAGAGAACAATAAGCTTAACAAAAATAACATCCCTCTGTATCCGTTGCTTACTAAAAATGCGGATACCACTAATACGGAAAAAGATGTGGATCCGCAGGAAGGAGCTAAAAAGTGAGATTTTGGAATTTTAAGGAGCCGGATAACGCCGATGAACCTATCGAGCTGCGCATAGACGGGACGATAACAGATGACGATGATGTATGGCTCTATGAATTGTTTGGCAAGCCCTGCGGCGCCCCAAATAAATTCAGACAACAGCTGGACTCGTTCTCCGGGCAGGGCGTTGACGTATGGATAGACAGCTACGGTGGTTCTGTTACGGCGGCCATGGGCATCTATAACGCCCTCATGAGCTACAAAAACAAGAATAAATGCAAAGTACGTTGTATTGGTGACGGTAAAGTAGTAAGCGCCGCGACGATACCCTTCATGGCAGGTGATGAACGCGAGATGATGCCGGGGACGCTGATGATGATCCATAACCCGCTGACAAGTGCAGATGGCTACGCTGAGGACTTGCGAAAGACTGCGGATGTCCTTGATACAGTCAAAAACGGGATACTCAATACGTACCACCTGGCTACAGGAATCAGCAAGGATGAATTATCCACGTTGATGAACGAGGAAACATACATGGATGCCGCTACGGCAGTTAAAAAAGGATTCGCCACCAAGGTATGCGCCGGAAAAGATGGGGCGGATGTGACAGATGTCATTAATTTTTGCCGTGAGCCTATCCTGAATGTAGCGAACTCGGCGCGGATTGAATTTATTAAGGCCCTGAAAAACATGGAAGGGCAAAAAGAGAAAACGGAGGAAAAAATGGAAATTAAAACTGTACAAGATTTGCAGAAAGCATATCCGGACCTGTGTAATCAGCTTACACAGCTGGCGACGGATAACGAGCAGAAACGGATGACAGCACTGGACGCCCTTGATGTTGCGACAAATCCGGCGGTACATGCAATCGTCGAAAATGCCCGCCACACAGGTCAGACATCCAATGATATCAAGTTTGTCGTTAACACTATCATCGAAAATGCCCCTAAAGTAGCTCCCGTAGTACCAGAAGCAGACAACGACGGGGCGGCTAAAATGGCAAAAATGGTAAAGGACGCCATGACAAGCGGGGCATCCGGAGTAGTCGCACAGCCGGCTAGTATTACAGCAGAATCAACGGCCGCGCAGGACGCAAAGGATATGCAGAGTATGGTAGCTAGCATTAATCGCATGAATGGGAGGGTTAAATAATGGCAGAACTTATTAATGATGTAGGCTCTTATAAAGTTGATCAGTTGATTGCCGGTACGTATCCGCAGATTGTAAACAACGTTACAATCGCATCGGGAGCCGGTTCCCTCGCACGGGGCGCAGTATTGGGGCTGATTACAGCTTCTGGTAAGTATACCTTAGTAGACAGTACGAAATCTGATGGCTCGCAGGTAGCTTCCTGCATCTTAGCGGATGCAGTTGATGCCACGTCGGCGGACGTTGTAGCCCCGGCGTATATGAGCGGTCAGTTTAATTCCGGCGTGCTTACATTCGGCGGTACTGATACTGCAGACAAGCATGAAGCTGAATTGCGGGATAAAAATATTTATCTCTCTACTTTTTTGGATTAGTTAAAGGAGGAAAACATAATGGCTCTTGATTTATCGGATACATTAACACTGCTTACGATTGCAGAACAGTCGTTCCTGCCGCAGACATTCGCCCGGGATACGTTCTTCCCGCGTACGTTAACATTCCCGACTACAGATGTAAAAATGGAATACAAAAAAGGCGGGCGCAAATTAGCACCGTTTGTATCATCCCGCGGCGGTAGCGTCAATACGTCCCGTGATGGCTTCAAGATTACGCGATACACTCCGCCGATGACGGCTCCTGCCCGTGTAACGACAGCGGATGACCTGAGTAAACGAGAATTCGGAGAATCTGTTATCTCGTCAAGAAATCCAGCGGAACGCGCCCTTTCTCTTCGTGCAACGGACATGGCAGAACTCATGGACATGACGACACGCCGGATGGAATGGATGTGTACCCAGGCTCTTCTTTATGGGAAATTCGATGCTGCAGGAAAATCGGAAGACGGCAAGCTGTCTATCCTTGATACAGTAACGTACAGCGGATGGACGCAGAAACAGACGCTTACTACTGCATCCGATTTGTGGACCGCGTATACTACGGCTGACATCTGGGGCAACCTGTCGGATATGGTTAAGACTGTCAGACATAACAGCGGACGCCAGCCGACCGTGGCATTCGGCAGCATGAAGACCGTAGAATGCATCATGAAGAATAAGAGTATTCAGGATTACTTGCTGGTTCCTAATGCTAATAACTTAAGTCTGCTTAGCATCGTTCCGTCGGTGGTATCTCCCGACGTAACGCGATTCGCGTATATCCCGATGCTTAATCTCAGTATCTACGCATATGATGCCATTTACACGGATGATGCGGGAACAGAACAGCAGTTCATTCCGGATGGCTATTTTGTAGTTGGTGTTCCGGGCCGTGGCATGCAGTTATTCGGCTCTATTACTCAGTTGGACCAGCAGAACAACTGGCAGACGTATGAAGGAAAGAACGTTCCTAAGGTATGGACTGATAATGCGCATGACGTGGAAAAAATCCGCATGGCATCTAAGGGCGTACCGAATCCGGAATATATCGATGATTGGTATACTTTGAAAGCATTTTAGGAGGATTTGCAATGGATATTCTAGTAAAGCAGTTCAGCGTAAAACATGAGGGAAAGATTTATCAGGCCGGGGATGTTATCCGCGGCCTCTCCGAGGAGGACGCTAACCGCATTTCCAGTCTCGCACATTTGGATGTGCAGGTACTGGAAGGCGGGGACGAAGTAGCGGCGGATACGGGCGGAAAACTTCCATCCGGTAAGCCCAAAGTAGTTAAATGAGT